GATTTAAAGCAGATATGCCCGCTGATTGTGGTTTTACTTGCGAGGTGAAAAATGCGTGACTACATCTATGATATTGAAACATACCCCAATGTGTTTACGTTAGCTATTGAGCACGCTGAACTGCCGATGCAGTGGTATTTTGAGATTAGCGACTGGCGTAATGATTCGCGTGAGATTGTAGAGTTTCTGCGTTACCTTAAAGAATCCAATGCGCGTATGGTTGGCTTTAACAACCTTGGTTTTGACTATCCTGTACTACACCAACTCATTCGCATGGGTGTGAGTTCAGCACACACCCTGTACGACAAAGCGCAAGCTATTATTAACGCACAAGGTGATGAATCGGTTGACAAGTGGATGCATCAAGTTAACCCGTCTGACCGGTTCGTGGAGCAGATTGATTTATTTAAGATACATCACTTTGATAACAAGGCACGTACTACTAGCCTAAAGTCTTTGCAGTTCAATATGCGCTCCGACACCATTCAGGATTTACCTTTTACTATAGGTACTATACTGACCCGTGAGCAAGTCGAAGTGTTAAAGGTTTACAACAAGCATGATGTACAGAAAACCAAGGTTTTTTATGCACATACTCAGGACATGTTAAGTTTCCGCGAAAAACTTAACACGATGTACCCAGGCAAGGACTGGCTCAACTACAACGATACCAAGATTGGCAAAGACTTCTTTGTAATGAAGCTGGAAGAAGCTGGTGTACCTTGTTACGATTATGGCAGCAAGGGACGAACACCACGACAAACCAAGCGACCTGTAATCAATTTGCGTGACGCTATCCTGCCTTGGATAGAGTTTAAACATCCTGAATTTAATCGAGTGTTGCACTGGCTTAAGTCACAGTCAATTACTGAAACCAAAGGCGTGTTTAACGACCTGACTGCGACAGTTAACGGATTTACTTTTGTCTTTGGATTAGGAGGTATTCATGGCTCAGTGGAATCAACAGTGGTGCAATCCGATGACGAAAATATCATCATTGATTTGGACGTTACCAGCTACTACCCAAACCTCGCTATCGTCAACGGTTTTTACCCTGCCCATCTTGGCAAGGAGTTCGTCAGTATATACAAGCACCTGTTCGAGCAGCGCAAGCAATACCCCAAGAAGTCAGCCGAATCAGCAATGTTAAAGCTGGCACTGAATGGTGTGTATGGTGACAGCAACAACCAGTACAGCGTGTTTTACGACCCGTTGTACACCATGACTATTACCCTGAATGGTCAACTACTGCTATGTTTGTTAGCGGAGCAGCTAATGACCATATCAGGCTTACGACTGGTGCAGGTCAATACTGATGGTGTAACGGTCACAGTACCACGTAACAAGACAAGCGACGTACAGGGTGCGCGTTTGTGGTGGGAACAACTTACAGGATTAACGCTTGAAGATGCTACGTACAAGCGTATGTCCATTCGTGACGTAAACAATTACTTAGCCGAGTATGAGGACGGTAGCGTTAAGCGTAAGGGTGCGTACGAGTATAAGGTAGGTTGGCACCAAAACGCAGGTGGTCTAGTGATACCCAAGGTTGCTGAAAAGGTACTGACCCAAGGTACACCCATACGACAGACGATTGAACAATGGTCTGATGTGATGGACTTTATGTTGCGCACCAAGGTACCACGGTCTAGCTATCTTACATGGGGTGATGAGCGCATACAAAACACTTCGCGCTATTACATTGCCAAAGGTGGTAAGTCGTTGTTTAAGTGGATGCCGCCATTAAAGGGTAAGACCGAGTGGCGCAAGATTGGTGTGGAGAGTGGATGGGGTGTACAAGTCTGCAACGATATAAAAGATGCGGGGAAGTTACCGATTGATTTTGATTATTACATTCAAGAAGTGGAGAAATTATGTCTGGGTCTAGCTTAAGTAAACAAGAATGCGGCAATCATTACAAAGACTTGCCAATTCAACCTGTAGAGTACATCTACGCAAACGGAATAGGTTACATGGAAGGTAATGTAATCAAGTACGTTAGTCGTTGGCGCAAAAAGAACGGTATTGATGACCTACGCAAAGCTAGGCACTACATCGATATGCTGATTGAATTAGAAATGCGCAAAGACAAAGCAGACGATTGGAAATAACCATGTTAGAAAAACAAATTGAAGCCAAAGTTTGCGAGTACGCTAAACAACAAGGCGTATTAGTTTACAAGTTCACCAGTCCTGCTCGAATGGCTGTACCTGACAGATTGTTTATTCGACCTGATGGTAAGGTGTGGTTTTGTGAATTTAAACGTGAAGGACAAAAGCCTACACCTGCACAAGAACGTGAACACCATCGACTACAGCAACACAAGGTATCCGTGTTTGTGATTGACAACGTAGAAGAAGGCAAGTTGATGATTGACGCAATGGTGATGGGATTATGAAATGCGAACAATGCACCTTTTTGCCGGAGCAGGTGGAGGACTCCTTGCCGACCTTATTCTTGGACATACCCCCGTGGTTGCAGTCGAATGGGAACCATACCCCTGCCAAGTGCTTAGAGAACGAGCAGCAGAAGGATGGTTTCCAGAACTGCGAGTGTGGGAAGGAGATGTGCGACTGTTTGATCCATCCGAATACACCGGACAGGTGGATTGCATCCATGCGGGATTCCCTTGCCAAGATATTAGTGTCGCTGGAAAACAAGCCGGTGTTGGGGAAGGAACCAGATCGGGGCTTTACCGAGAAGTCTTGCGTATTGCTGGCGCAGTTAGACCAAGATACATATTCTTGGAAAATGTCGCCGCTATTAAAAGCAACGGTCTTGAACAAGTTGTCAAAGACTTGGCCATCATGGGGTATGACAGTAGATGGTTATGCATACGAGCATCCGATGTCGGGGCACCGCATCACAGGGACAGGTGGTTTCTACTTTCCGACTCCGGTAAGTTCGGACGGTACAACGGGGGACATAATAGGGAAGAACGACACGTTTATGGAAACCAAGAATGGGATGTTGAGAAAATACAACCAGAACGGAACAAACGGCAGCATAGGGTTGGCGAGATATGTGAAATTCTGGCCGACACCGACAGCACACGATGCGAAGGATTCGGGAACAGCCCCGAGCGAAGGATTAAGAAAAAGTCCTTGTTTGGCGTATCAAGCTGGTGGGAAACTGAACCCAACGTGGGTAGAGTGGTTGATGGGATGGCCGCTAGGGTGGACAAACTTAAAGCAATCGGAAATGGTCAAGTCCCGCTTCAAGTCGCAACAGCGTTTACCATCTTGGCTGCGGAGTAAGTAATGCTAACTCCTGATCTACTACACGACTACCAAAAGAAAGCAGTCAATTTCCAATGTACGCATCCAAGTTCTATGTTGTGGCTCGATATGGGATTAGGAAAGACTGTAATCACGCTGACCAGTTTGGCGCATTTACTGAATACTGCTTTTCTGCGTGGCGTGATTATTGTCGCACCTATCCGTGTTATCCGTCTGGTATGGCGACAAGAAGCTGACAAGTGGCAGCATACTAAGCATCTAAAGTTTAGCATTGTTGCAGGTACTAAAGACCAACGTACACGTGCTTTACTTCGCCCGTCTGATGTGTACCTTATCAACTATGAAAACCTTGGCTGGCTTGCTGAAACACTGCAAACGTATTTTGTGAAGAAGAACCGACCGATGCCATTCAACGGTATTGTGTGGGACGAAATAAGCAAAATGAAGAACAGTGCAACGCAACGGGTAAAGTCATTCAAGAAGATAGCTGACCAGTTCGAGTGGACTACTGGACTGACTGGTACACCCGCATCTAATGGTTACAAAGACCTACATGGACAGTATTTAGTCGTAGACAAGGGTGAACGTCTAGGTACCAGCAAGACAGCGTTTCGTACTAGGTTCTACCGCAAAGTCGGACCATACAAAGAAGTACCTTACGAAGATACCGAGGACACCATCAAGAAGCTAATCGGTGACATAACGCTGGAAATGAGCGCAGAGGACTACAACCCATTACCTGACCTGATAGTGAATAATGTCGAGATTGAAATGCCCGATGAGTTGCGCGCTAAATACGACAAGCTTGAAAAGGAATTTTTCCTAGTCTTAGACAGTGGCAAAGAAGTTGAAGCGTTCAACCAAGCAGCGTTGACCAACAAGTGTTTGCAATTTTCTAATGGTGCTATGTATCCAATAGCAGGTATACCACTATGGGAACCAGTGCACGACATGAAGCTGGAAGCACTAGAGGAAATCATAGATGAAGCTAACGGTTCACCAGTGTTGTGTTCGTATGCTTATCGAAGTGATGCTGCACGAATCATGGAGCGATTTAAGCACCTAGACCCTGTTAATCTAACCGACTGTAAAACAGAAACATCATTAACCAATGCTATGCATCGATGGAAAACTGGAGATTGTCAATTGATGATTGGTCATCCGGCAAGCATGGGGCATGGTATTGATGGACTACAGAAGAATGGACATATCCTTGTCTGGTACGGTCTTAACTGGAGTCTTGACTTGTATGAGCAGTTTAATGCTCGTGTAAGACGACAAGGGCAAGGAGCACCGGTAATGTGCCACCGCATACTGATGCAGGACACGCTTGACCAAGCGCAAGCGTTAGCATTGGATGAAAAGGCTACAACCCAAGCAGGACTGCGTAATGCAGTCAAACAATATCGTCAATCTAAAGGAGTATGAAATGAGTTACGCAGAAGTTGAAATGAAAGTTATTCAGTGGGGTGAAGCACGAGGTATTGTGCAGAACGCCACAGCACAGTCCCAAGCAATCAAGACACTAGAGGAAGTGACAGAGTTGTTTGACGCACTGAACAAGAACGATATAGATGCAGCTAAGGACGCTATAGGTGACATTGTGGTAACGCTGATTATGGTGTGTGCTGTGCTGGACCTTGATTTAACAAAGTGTCTATGGGGTGCATATGATGAAATTAAAAATCGTAAAGGTTATTTGACAAAAGAAGGGATTTTTGTAAAACAGGTGTGATACACTTGTGACACATTATTTAAGGAGTAAATGTAATGTTAAAAGATTTAATTGATTTTATGAGTGCACCGTTTCGTAAACCTAGTGCTGAAATGCTGGCGCTGCACGAACTAGAGGATGCTAAGCGAATGCTGCTAGAAGCCCATTCAGCGCAGGAATACGCATTGTCTATGTGTGAGTATCACCAGGCTCGTGTCGAGCGTTTAACTGCTTATTTGAACCGCGCAACGGAGAGTAATCATGGGTAAAGTTAAAGACGCATTGTTTGACGCTATGCAATCAATGGAATTCATGTTTACATCAGAATCACCAATTAACAATCATCCATTAACAGATGAAGAAATATGTGAGTTGTGGAAAAACAATAGTTCTATATTCGAATTTGCAAGAGCCATAGAACGTAAACATGGAATAAATAATGACAATAAAAATTGATAGCAGCGGCGCAGCAGCCGTTGACATAACATATTTTTGGCAACCTTTAGAAACCTGCCCATGTGGTGTCAAGGTGCAGTTGCTTGGTAAAAGCGGTGTGGCTATGTATGGGCAACTAACACCAAAAACTAAAGCAGAAGCATTCTTTAGCCATTGGGCACCGTTACCAAAAATACCAAGGAAATGACAATGCATGAATTAACGCGCAATCCTACAAGGAAGCTAACACCAAGGCAAGTACGAGAAATCCGAAAGCGTTACATCCCTCGGATTGTTTTACAGAAGAACTTGGCTAACGAATATGGTGTTACTCAAAAAGTAATAAACCTGATTTTGCAACGGCAAACGTATAAAGAAATTCAATGAGGAAGCGTAGCAAGTACAGACCAAAGCATGTGTTAACGAACCCTGTTGCTTACGTGATGGAGTCGTTAACACCGATTAGTAAACATAACGATGTGTTACTTACATTAAAAATCAAGAATAGCGAATCTATGTTTTCATTACTTCATGGGTCTGCTACTGCCATAGATATGCAAATACTTCGTGATATGTCAAACATGACGGAAGCATTGTGCTTGATGGGGTTTGGTGAAGATTATCAGAATGTGATGATAAAGGGTAGGCAAGCTATCTTTGACATTATTGAACGTGGTAAACGAATAAAAAAGTTTGGACCTACTGGTTTACAGATTGGTGCGCTTAATGATTTACTTGAATTACACGATGCGCAGATGGAGATTATTACTGTACGTGATATGGAAAAAGCAATAGCATTAGTCAAACATAAAATAATGTACGCCAAGGATACCATTCAACTTGATATACCG